GAGCCATTGGGCAGGTGATCATTGATGAGTGGTTTGGCGTGGATCTGGGCGACGAAATGATCGATGGCCCACGGCCTGTGGGCTTGCTTGGCCTTGAGCAATTCGACAAGCCGATTGTGGCTGGCAGTGCTGTAGTGCCGCCTAGCCGCGCGACCAAGCCTTGGCTTCGAGCCAAGAAGGGGCGTTCCCGCCAATGAGAAGAAGCCACGGCCCGGCTTTCAAGAAGGCCGTAATTGATCTTGCTGTATGCCCTCTGTGCCGTGGGAGAGCGGTCACTCAGGGTGTGTTTCACGAACTGTCATGCGACCGCTGCAACGCCTCGGGCTGGGTGGTGGCTGCAACTGGCGAGGCCCTGGCTCTGGATGAACTGGTGACCCAGCTCAGCATGAGGCTGCAGGCCGCGACACGGCAGATCGAGCAGTTGAAGAACCCCCAGGCATCCGGGCCTGAGGCTTCATATCAGGGAAGCAACCAGCGCGGCGCTGGCGGCACCAACTACACCGGGGATTGAGGGGGAAGGACATGAAAAAACGAACCTACGTAGACAAGGCCCTTGGTGACACCGCGTACATGCTCGAGCAATGGGGGTGGTGGCGCATGGAAGGCATGGGCGTGCCTCGGTACGTGTGCCCGCTGTATGCGCTTATGAAGGAGCACGCTCCAGCTGAAGGAGGGCTTAAGGAATATGTGATCACGGACGACCTAGCACTTGTGGTGGACGGCGCCGTAGCCAGGCTGAACAAGCGGAATCCGCAGATGGGCGGTTTTGTGTGGCTTTACTTCGGTGCAAAGTGGCCGGCGCTGCGGATTGCCCGCGAGCACAAGATGAGCGAAGCCAAGGCTCGCGAACTGATCAACACTGGAGTGGCCTGGATCGATTGCGCACTGGAGCAATTTCGCGAGGCTGCATAAAAAGCTTTCCGCGCGGATAAACACCTGTTTTCATAGCAGCGTGTCCAGCTTGCAAGCAACGCGACACAGAGAAACCCCGGGCATTGTGTCGGGGTTTTTGCATTTTTGGTTTAGACAGATCATCCTCTGGGCTCAATGGATCGAGTGCCAAGAGATGAATCACGGAATTAATGAAGAAGCTCAGACGCTTTTTGAGGCGATTGAGGGATTGCTAGAAGATGGGGATCTGGAGGGAGTCACCAAAAGCCTTCCTCTTTTCTCTAACAAACTTACTCGCGACCAGATCGAAGAAATCCGGTTGGCGCTTCAGGATAAATTATCGGCGATTGCTCGCGGGGCTGTACCAGTAGTTGCGCTGGGCCGCCAGCAGGACCACAACCAGGCTGGTGAGCTACTTGTGCATTTCCTTAAGCGTTACGAGCTCGAAGAGAGCCCGGAAGGGTGCTTTGTAGATGCTCAGGGAGATGCGTGCTGGTACTTCAAGGTTGCAGATGAATGTGCTGGCCACAGTCTGGTTAACTTTTTCAATCAGCCTGAAAACCGTCGCAAGCTCGACACCCTTAGATTCAACGTCGGCGCCGAGGTGAGCTCACTGAAGCTCTGGCTTCTCGGGCTTCGAGATGATCAGGTGAACGTGCTCAAATTTGGATACAAGAGCACTGGACAGTTACATCTCGTCGAGCCTGAAATGTTCGATCTGAATTCATAACAGAATCTTGAAAAAGCCCCGCCAATGTGCGGGGCTTTTTGTTTGTAGAGGAGCCACAGCCAGGGGGCCTACAAGTGGGCCCTGGACGCGGATTTGCCGGCCAGCACCGAGATTCAGAGAAAACATCGGAAGTCGAAGGGTTTGAACCATTATGTGCTTGCCGGTGCTTAGGCAGACAGCTGCTAATCGAGCGAAAATTACTGGTGCGAGTGTTTAAATTGCGTTGTAACACTGGTATCCTCTGAGCACGAGCAGCGCTTTTAGGCTGCCACCCAGTTTCCGGGGATCAAACGGTTCGAATCCGGCCATGACGGCCTCCCAGTTGGCGATTTTGTTCATTTTTGCGGTCGTATTGACTGTCTTCAGCTCCAAACCAGAACAACTTATCGCGATCATGCAACACACAACTGAGGATAACCTGATGATCAAACAGCTCCTGATGTATGGCTTCACCTGCGTTGCTACACCAATCATCTCCATCTGGTGCGGCATGATGGCAAACGGCACGATCCCCACTCGACAAGAGGTTTGACCTCGACCAAGGCCCCGCACTGCGGGGCTTTGTTGTTTTTACGCCCTGGCAAATGCCGGGGCTTTTTTATGGAGCAGTGCTTATGGCCGAGCCAAGTACCGGCGCCCTCGCAGTGACCGGCGTACTTGCCAGCGTCGGCCTGGGTGCTGCATTCCCCCAGCTGGATCTCGCCGCGCTGGTCGGCGCATTTGGTGGGGCTTTCTTCTACGTGGTGTTCGCCAAGGACATCAGCACCTGGCGCCGTGTCGGCTATCTACTGGCTGGCTGGATCGGTGGCTACTTCGGTGCAGCTGAGCTTATGGGACGGGCCTGGACCCAGACCGCTGGCTTCAGCGCCTTCGTCTGCGGTGTTCTCTGCGTGGTCACGTTCTCCGGCTTGCTGGAGTGGATGCAGACCGGCCGCATGCCGACCTGGCTGCAATGGGTCTTCCGCCTGCGAGCCAGGAAGGAGGGTTGAATGGTTGCCGTTATCCAAGCCGCATTGTGCGCCGTCATCTTCGTGATGATTGGGCTGCGCTACCGGCCATACCCCGAGGCTCGCTACAAGCTGAGTGTGTCGCTCTTGGCCTGGGCTGCCTGCGCCGTTACCGGCATGCAGAGCGTCAGCCTCATCGGCCGCATGGTGCTGCACAATGACTTGGCTGATGCATCTTGGTTCAACACTGCGTTCTACCTGCTGGCAGCCATCCTGGTTTGCCGGGCCAAGGGCAACGTGGCCAAGATCGTTCGGGTTGACTGATGGCAAGGCTCAAGACGCTCGGCTCCCGCATCAAGGAGAGCGCAGGCTCAAGGGTCAAGGTGATGGCGCCTTGCAGCTGGCGTAGCGGAATGACCAGCTCCCAGCGTGGTTACGACTACAGGTGGCAGAAGGCCCGCGAGCACTACCTCAACGACAATCCGCTCTGCGTCTTCTGCGAGCGGAATGGCCGCACTGCCGCTGCAAAGGTAGTCGACCACATCATTGCTCACCGTGGGGACATGACTCTCTTCTGGGATCAGGCCAACTGGCAGAGCCTCTGCAAGCCTTGCCACGACTCGGTCAAGCAGGCCGAGGAGGCAGCTGGCCTGGGGGCTGAGTCAGCCGGGGATCGTCGGAATCCATCCGAGCGGCATCGAGCACGTCGATGACGTGCTTCTAAAGGGGTAGGGGGTCAAACGCTAGGGATTCTCATCTAGCTAGACCGCCTCCGACCCCACGTATACATTTTTCTCCCCCCTGAAGGTTTTTGTTAATGGTGTTAACAGACAAACAGCGACAGTTTGTTGACGCTAAGGCCCGAGGTGCGTCCAACAAGGAAGCGGCCGAGGCCGCGGGCAGCAAGCCTTCGACTGCTGCTGCGGCCGGTTCCCGTTGGGCCAATGACCCGAAGATCGCATCGGCAATCTTGGCTCGCAGAGCAGAGCTCAGTGTTAATCCTGAGCCGAAAAAGCGGCGCGGCAAAGCGAAGGCTGATGATGGCATTGAAGCACCCGTCGAGATCAACGAGGCCGACGGGGAGTTCCTCAGTTGCCTGCCTTCTACTGATGATCCGCTGGTGTGGCTGCTCGCGCTAATGAACGAGCCTCGGGCGAAGGTCTTCGATCGCCGCAATGCCGCGCAAACCGCCGTGCCGTACATACACGGCAAGAAAGCAGAAGCTGGCAAGAAAGAGCAGAAGGCGGAGGCCGCCAAAGAGGCGGGCAAGGGCAAGTATTCCCAGAGCAAGCCGCCCCTCACTGTCGTCAAGGGGTGACACATGCTTTGGACTACGGCCTGCCCAGACTGGTGGCGAAGCCTGGCCGCGGGCGAATCAATCATTCCAGAGCCGCTTTTTCCTCAGGAGGCTGAGGAGAGCCTCGAAGTCTTCAAGGGCCTTCGCATTGTCGATGCGCCGGGCAGCCCAACTATCGAAAGCGCGTGCGCCCCCTGGGTGCTGGCTTTCGCTGGGGCTGTATTCGGAAGCTACAACAGCGAGACCGGTGAGCGCCTGATTCGGGAGTTCATGCTATGCATCCCCAAAAAGAACAGTAAGTCGGCCATTGCCGCCGCCATCATGCTGACGGCCCTGGTGCGCAACTGG